TCAACGATGAAGATGGAGAAGAGAACCCCGGCGCTAAGGCAGCTGCTCCTGTATCCCAGATTTCTGGTGATCCTCAGCAGGCTCCCACGAAAGATCCTGGCACTCCACGCTACTCTATCGGTACTGATGTTGCTTACGGAACCACAACTGGTCCTGCCGTAACATATCCTATCAAGCCTTCTTTTGAAGAACTTGATCTATCTTCTGATGTCGCTGCTCTCACTGAAGGCACCGAACTATCTGAAGATTTTGCTGCTAAGGCAAAAACAATTTTCGAAGCTGCTGTTAAGTCTAAAGTAAAATCTGAAATCGAAAGATTAGAGAGCGAATACGCTTCAGAATTAGACGAAGCAAAAACAACTGTTAAAGAAGAATTAACTACTAAAGTTGATAACTACTTAAACTATGTTGTTGAGCAATGGATGGCAGACAACGAATTAGCTATCGAAAAAGGTCTAAAGTCAGAAATTACTGAAGACTTTATCGGTGGTATGAAAAAACTTTTTGAAACTCACTACATTGATTTACCAGATAGTAAATTTGATGTTGTTGAAGATCAAGCTGCACAAATCGTTAAGTTAAAAGAAGAAATGAACAAGACGTTAGAAACTAATGTTGAGTTAAATCAGAAAATTGGCGAATTTGCTAGAGATGAAATTATAAATGACGTATCTAGTGATCTTGCTGAAACTGAAAAAGAAAAACTTAAAGGTTTAGCAGAAAGTATTGAGTATGTGGATGCTGCTGATTACAGAGGAAAAGTAGAGACTCTAAAGAACTCTTATTTCCCTGCTCAGAAAGCAAGTGATACTGAATCTAATGAAGTAGCTGCAACAGAGAACATGACTTCGGATGTTGATTTATCTGAGTCAATGGCTGCATACACAGCTGCAATTAGTAAAAACCAAGCTAAGAAGTTATACTAGTTTTGACTTTTTAGTAAGTTTAAATTTAAACTAAAGTAAATAAGAAAGAGGGAGAAAACAAAAATGTTTTTATCTGAATCTATACAAAACAAGTGGCAGCCTGTTTTAGACCATCCTGATCTTCCAAAGATCAACGATAGTTATAAAAGAGCAGTCACTTCTGTTGTACTAGAAAACCAAGAGAAAAGTTTGAAAGAAGACGCTCAGTTTATGAGTGAGTCTGCTCCATCAAACGCTACTGGTTCTTCTATACAAAACTGGAATCCTATCCTTATTTCGCTAGTAAGAAGAGCAATGCCTAATCTTATCGCTTACGATATTTGCGGCGTTCAACCTATGTCAGGACCAACTGGCCTAATATTTGCTATGAGAAGCAGATACTCAAGCCAATCTGGTACTGAAGCTCTTTTCAACGAAGCTGATACAGATTTTTCTGGTAGATCAGCTGCGGGATCAAGTGCAAACGGATTCTCATCAACTGCACACTCTGGTGAAAACCCAGCTGTGCTTAATGACGCTCCAATTCCAGGTGCAGGACCAAACTACACTACTGGTACTGGTATGTCAACTGCTGCTGCTGAGGGCTTAGGCCACGGTACAGACGCTTCAGAATTTGCTGAAATGGCATTCTCAATTGAGAAATCAACTGTGACTGCAAAAAGCAGAGCTCTAAAAGCTGAGTACACAATGGAGTTAGCGCAAGACCTTAAAGCAATTCACGGCTTAGATGCTGAAACTGAATTGTCAAACATCCTATCTGCTGAAATCTTAGCTGAGATCAACAGAGAAGTTGTAAGATCAATTTACAGAACTGCTGAAGTAGGTGCTGCTGATAACGACAACTCGGACGCAACAATCAACACAACAACTGCTGGTATCTTTGATTTAGATACTGACTCTAATGGTAGATGGTCTGTTGAGAGATTTAAAGGCTTAATGTTCCAAGTAGAACGTGACGCTAACGTAATCGCTCAAAGAACGAGAAGAGGAAAAGGTAACATCATTATCTCTTCTTCAGACGTTGCCTCTGCATTACAAATGGCTGGTGTGTTAGACTACACTCCTGCGTTAAACAACAACTTAAATGTTGATGACACAGGAAACACTTTTGCTGGTGTATTAAACGGTAAATACAAAGTATATATCGACCCATATGCTGCAAACTTGGCGTCTAACGCTTCACCTGCTAAACAATACTACGTTGTTGGTTATAAAGGTACTTCACCTTATGACGCTGGTATTTTCTATTGCCCATATGTACCACTACAAATGGTAAGAGCAGTAGGACAAGACTCATTCCAACCAAAAATTGGATTCAAAACTAGATATGGTCTAGTAGCGAACCCATTTGCTGGTGCTGGTGCGTCTGACGCTATTACTGCTGATGGTTTAACATC